TGGGAAACAATTTTGAAAGCAGCAACTGATGAGAAGATGAGTGCCGCAACAATGAGCAGAAACGTCAAGAACCGAACAATGTTTGAAGGATATTATTATTCAATCAACATTTAGAGCAATCCGTATATTATAAGTGCCGATTTACACCTTTGAAAGAATGTAATTATAACGTAACGTATTACTTTATAATTTTAGGTTTACTCATTATTTTCACGGGCAAATTCATTACGAACACTTACACTGGTTGCTCCGCTTACACTGGTTGCTCCGCTTACACTGGTTGCTCCGCTTACACTGGTTGCTCCGCTTACACTGGTTGGGTCTACTTCTTCGCGTTCGTCAAAATTAACAGTTTCAGAAACACCGACAAGGTCTCCTTCTTCATTTAAACTCTGTGTTAGAACATTTCCGCTCTTTTTAGCCTTTTTAATATTATCTTCAATTGCTGCGCGTTTCGCATCTTTAACACGTTTATCGAATTCCTCTTTTGCTTTCGATTCATTTATATTTTTTTCATTATGTAATTGATTCAATTCATCCTCCATAAACTCAATACGTCCGGTCTTGTACGCATCTGGGTCCCAAGGTATCCACATACCTACTGGACCAACGAAAATATCATGATGTGGGTCAAAGTCACGAATCTTCTTACATCTCAACTCTGCTTCCTCTTGCGTGTTAAAAACACCACGTAGTTTGAGACCACGTACAGAAGTTTGGAACTCATGCTTTCGATTGAACTCTTCGTTTAATTTAGTTTCATTTTTATCCATAAACGTCTTCCAATCATCATCTAATGACGTATCGCGTAAATTATCGTGCTCCTCTTTTACAAATTCTTGGAAATCTTTCATTGTATCATCGACTTTTAGATTATACTTATAGGACAGAAAATTCACGAAATCGCTCATCTTCATCATAGATTTAGTAAAATCCCATTCCGAAATAAACTTTTCGAAAATGAAAAGTTCTCGCTGTTTGAGAATTTTTTCAGGCGAAACAAAAGATAAACAGGCAAATTTTTGACCAGAAATTAATGGGTCCTCGTCACATAGATCGATATATTTTGGATTGGGGGTTCCGTCATTTAATACCTTTCTCTCAAAACCCGACATGTATATAGTTTAGTGAAAATAGTTTTTAAGTATTATTTTACGCTATAATAATTTATTCAAATTAAATCTAAATTATTTTAATTTAATTTATTTACATATAATATAATGCAAGGATTTGATTTTAGCGAACTTGTCAAGAGAGCAATCAAATACATCGTAGAGGGTATCATGGTGGCAATCGCCGCATATTCAATTCCAAAGAAATCACTCAACGTTGAAGAGATTGTTATTATTGGGTTGATGGCTGCTGCTACGTTCTCTGTTCTCGATGTGTTTGTTCCTTCAATGGCTGCGTCAACCAGAGGTGGTGCTGGGTTCGGTATCGGTGCCAACCTTGTTGGTTTCCCACGCGGTATGTAAATGCACAATACAAAATTTTAATATTTATTATAATTTTGTCAAACTGTTGGATGATACTCCCAATCCAAATCGTTACATACTTTACACCATATTTGGTCTTGGTCGAGTTGTTTTTCTCTATCTTTCATCAGTGGTATATATGGTAGATATTGTGTTTGGTCCAGAAGTACACATAATTGATACAATGTGTATGTATAATTAAAAAAATTAGTGCGACTAGGCGGACAATGAACCGCCCATGGTTTTTGAATTTCAATGAATAAAAAACAAAGGGTTTCGTGTAATTGTTCATTCATTATTGGTGGTATTATTCCGAATTTCGAATTAATAAACTGAATGTGTTCGAAATATTTATTATACCCGAGTTTTCTCAAAATCTCTCGCATCTTATCGTAATTCAGTTCTTTACGAATATCTCGTATTCTTTCTTTTTTAATACGTTTACTAATATCTTCAATTACTTTGTCTGGAATTTGTGTGGTTTCCTTAGCCTGGAATTGCGAAAGTATTTCTTTGAAGTGATTTAGTCGAATATACGCTGTGTATGATGGTTCGCTGGGAGGTTCTTTATTCGATGGTTTTGAACTATCGAATACATAATGAACGAATCTACCGCAATTAATGTTATTACATATCATAATACCCTCTTCATCACGGGGTATGAACTCACCATAGGAACAATAATGACATACATCTGTTGGAACCAAATAATCTTGTATATTTGTAATTTCATTATTTACGTTTTTCCAATATTTTGCTATATTATTACTTCTTATTTCTGTATCGTCTGTATTATTCGATACATCTTTTATTTTAAAAAAAGAGTTCAATACATTTATATTATTTTTATTACGTGTACCACTTGAAATTGTCTGTTTATCCTCAAAATATTCAAAAATATGCTTCGAATTATTTAAATAATATTCCTTTTTTTTTTGTTTCAAGGCTCTGATTTTACCAATTGTTTCTTTTATTTCATCTTTTAATCTTAATCGTTCGTCAATTTGTTTATTGGTTGTTTTACGCAATTTATCACTCAGTGTTTTTTTTAAAGATATTAATTTCGGTATATGTTCTTCGTCATCATTTTTGAATTCATTCAACAAAAAACAATGTTTCATGTCAATTGTATGCATTACTTTTAAAGGTGCATTTTTATTATTCATTTAAATAAGATGGTAACTTAATATCTAAATAACTATTTTATTAATTCATTAGTGTGTAATAAGGTAAATTCATAAGAATTTATTGGAATTATATTATAAAAATGGATTCGCGCATTTCTAACAATACGACACATATACAATTGGACCGAAAAACATTGATTAAAATGAACTTTATATACAATGCAATTCATGATGGATGGTGTGTAAAAAAATACGACGACTCATTTGTTTTTTCTAAGAAGCATGAAGGGAAAAAACAAGTATTTCAACCAGAATATTTAGAGCAATTTATTGAAAAAAATATGATATTGTGATTATTTTGTATTTTGCATCACTAAACCGACGCAGATTTCAATTGGGAAGCGTCCCATTACTACGTAGTATCTTCAATGGTGTTAAATTATAAACAGAGGTCGACATCCTTTACTACATAAGGTACAGATTAATTCCTCTAATTGTTTTATTCTCTTTACATCTGCAGTATGTATCCTTACAAACTTCGTACATTATAACTGTATGTTCCTATAATTTATGAAAATACTGTTATAAAAACGATATTTTATAATTCTGCTAGTTGATTGTTTTTTTGTTTCAAATCATAAAGGATGTAAATACAAAAACCGGAATTATTTAGGGGTATTGGAACAAAATTATAAGACATTTCAGTATTATATAAACATTAATGTATTATTTTTGAAATTATTTTCTTTTTCTATAATATACTAGTAAAATGGGTGGAGCTCTAATGCAACTTGTCGCTTACGGTGCCCAGGATGTTTTCCTTACCGGAACTCCTGAAATTACATTCTGGAAGGTCTCGTATAGACGTCACACTAACTTCGCTATGGAATCTATTGAACAAACTTTCTCTGGTCAAGCCGACTTCGGTAGACGTGTTACATGCACCATTTCCAGAAATGGAGACCTTGCGTATAGAACCTATCTTCAGGTCACTCTCCCTGAAATCAATCAACAAATGGCCAATTCAGGTGGCGGCGCAGTCTATGCTAGATGGTTGGACAGTATTGGAGAACAACTCGTCGCTCAGGTTGAGGTCGAGATCGGAGGTCAAAGAATTGATAGACAATATGGTGACTGGATGCATATCTGGAACCAGATGACTCTCTCTTCTGAACAACAGAGAGGATACAATAAGATGGTCGGAAATACCACTCAACTTACCTACATTACTGAACCAGGTTTCGCCGCAGTTAACGGACCTTGTGCTGCTGCCGGTGGACCTTCCCAGGTTTGTGCCCCAAGAAACGCCCTTCCTGAGACCACTCTTTATATTCCTCTTCAATTCTGGTTTTGCAGAAACCCTGGACTTGCCCTTCCACTTATTGCCCTACAATACCACGAAGTCAAGATCAACTTGGACCTCAGACCTATTGGGGAGTGCCTATGGGCTGTTAGTAATTTGGGTAGTGGTGGAAGGCAAGTCTCTGCTGCTTACCAACAATCCCTCGTTGCTGCTTCCCTCTATGTCGATTATATCTTCCTTGATACCGATGAGAGAAGAAAGATGGCCCAGAACCCACACGAGTACCTCTTTGAACAACTCCAGTTCACTGGTGATGAGTCTGTTGGATCTTCCTCCAATAAGATCAAGTTGAACTTCAATCACCCTTGTAAGGAACTTGTCTGGGTTGTCCAGAGTGATGCCAACGTTGATTACTGTAACTCGTTGGTCGAAGGTGAGACTCTTTTCAAGACCCTCGGTGCCCAACCTTTCAATTATACTGATGCTATCGACGCCCTTCCAAATGCTGTCAGAGCGTTCGGTGCTGATGAGACTACGAACTTCGTTAGCGGTAACACCTTCGGTGATACCGACGCCGCTTCTGTTAGTGCCATCGGTGGTGGATTTACTGCTGGACTTTCCGATGCCGGAACTTTCGTCCTTGCCGAGACTGCCCTTGATATGCATTGTTGGGGAGAGAACCCTGTCGTCACCGCTAAGCTTCAACTTAACGGACAAGATAGATTCTCCGAGAGAGAGGGATCTTACTTTGACGTCGTTCAACCTTTCCAACACCATACCAGAGCTCCTGATACCGGTATTAATGTTTATTCCTTCGCATTGAGACCTGAGGAACACCAGCCGAGTGGCACGTGCAACTTCTCCAGAATCGATAACGCTGTCTTGCAGCTTGTCCTTTCCTCCGGAACCGTCTCTGGAGTCAATACCGCCAAGGTCCGTGTCTATGCCGTCAATTACAATGTCCTTAGAGTCATGAGTGGTATGGCTGGTGTTGCTTACTCCAATTAATCACTGCATATACGCAGTGAGATTGAGTGGGATAGTCATAATACAATACTATATAAACTATATTATTGTAAATTAAATCGCTGTAACTACCGTGCGAGTTTTGCTTTCCCTGTTGGGAAGGCCTATATTGCTTTTATTAATAAATAGCAATAATCAAAATATACAATGAATTATTTCGTGATTGGTATTATTGTTTGAAAATAAAACCTTATTTATTTCTTTTAAAACAATTGATAAATCAAAATTTTTAGCGTTGGGATTAAATCTTATTATTGTATTTCCTTCCAATAATAAATATTGTTCTCGTATTTTTTCATATGTTACATCTCTATCATCGTGATTATTTTCATCACATTCAATTATTAAATTATGCGATGGGAAATACAAATCAACTATGTATTTTCCTTTTCCAATGGGAAATATATATTGTCTTTTCGTATCTATTACCCCATTAAATGAATTTTTAATGAATCCGATTGTTTGATTTTCTAAACTCATTATTATATTTACATTGGGAGTATTCAATACAACGGGTAAATATCTATTTTTTAAATTAAAACAGTTTAACACTAATTCAAATACGTTCTCAGTAAGTTCATAATTAATTTTATTATGTCCTCCCCGTTGGTGAATTTTACCATTACATTTATTTATTTTGTAATGAATATCTTCTCTAAAATTTTTTAAAATATACCGAACTATTGAGTACTTATTCTTATCCATTTTCAGTAACGATGTTAATTCGTCAATATTTCTGCTGAATTCTATTTTATCCATTTTGAGTTTATTATTTAAATTAATGTTATAATCAATTTTATTGAAACACTATGAAAAAGATAAATGGAGAACCCAAACTCTACAAGAACGGCGTAGGTCAATATGATGCCGAAAACAATTTAGTGCGAGAATTTACGTGTAAATATGATTGTATCAGAACAATGAAAATGAGTGATAAAACTCTAGCCAAAGCATTGGATAAAAATCTATTGTATAACAAACATTATTACCGAGTTTTGGGTAGTAAATTGAGTTGTTTATGAAAATACTATATCATAGTAGTAAAATTGAATAAAAACAACCGAATACTGTTTTTATTCAAAACATTCATCATGTCTGAACCAAAAGATATCATTCATAAAAGCGATAAAAGTAGTGTAAAAAACTTATACCGCACGATAAACGACCGCACGCTATCCGAGGAATATAACTTGAATTCGCCTATTACTAAGGAACGAATCAAGTCTATGTGTGGGACATCTCCCACGTCGAATAATAGTGATACGTTATTAAAGTCGCGTATAACTGAAATTGGTAGATTGGAAACCAATATTAAATATATGAATAGTAATATTCACGAGCGAGATGTAATGGCACAATACGGAATTGTTTCAATGGATTATCACGATAAAAATAAAGACGTAAAGACGCATAAAACGAAAGACCAGAAAAATGAATATAAAAACGTAAGTTAAATACTATTACTATGTCAGTTGCACGTTATTCTACACAAAATGAAGTACTAATGAATAATTTACGTCGGTTTTATGAAGATAAGACGCTACTCACTCGTATGTCTTCTATTATTAATGGTGAGTCCAATATTTCATTACGTATCGTAGATTGGTTTGTTACAAATTATGCAAAAAAGAATTTTACTGTATATGAATTGAAGAATCCGGTGGGGGAAATGCGGCGTTTTAAGGTATATAATGATTATAAATTGAAGTTGAAGGCCTATAGTAAAAAGAGGTTTGACCCTTTTTGTCGCTGGGAACGCATCAGTATCCCATATGACGATATGAAGTGTATGGAAACTACGATTGGACAATTGAATTTTTTTAAATGGGCATTGGAAAATAAAATTGTGGATTATATTGAAAAAAATTATAGTGCGATCGAGAAGGATATGAATCTACGTAATAGCACGTCAAAGCGTAAAATGTCTTTAGACGGTTCAGAGAATGGAAAAACACGTAAAAAACGCGAGGAATTATCTGTTTCTGCTTGTAAATGTATTAAGAAAGAGGAAGTTGAAATTGTGGTTAAGTTTAATTGAGTTTTTTAGTTATTCTCTTACAAAATGTATGAGAAAAATATATGAGATTATATTATAGTATATATAATATAATGACTACTTCAAAATCACCCAAAAATAGAAAGAGAATTAATCGGATTAAAGAGCACCAATCAAAGAAGGTAGGGGGTAATAAAGATGATTTCACATCAATTGGTCCATCTGATACCTCATTAACAACAACACCAACAACAACAACACCACCTAGTAACAAGTTGTTGGGTGCTTTGACGGATGTTGCAAAAAAATATTTGTCACGTGACACCGAAAAGTTTAAAAAACAAATTGAAGCCGAGAATTTTATTATTACAACACCAGAAGAAGCAGTATCCATTGCAATAGATGATAGTTTCATAAATTTATTAAAAGCAGTGACAGAAATGGAAGCCAAAGACCGAATATGGAGTAAAATAACACCAAAAGACTTTCACACGTCGCGCATTAAAAGACTAGCGATTCAATCTATTATTAAAGATGATGAACCAATCGTGATTGCAAAAGGACAGTACCAAAAAATACCCATTATACTTGGTATAGAGGAAGAAGGGGGATGGACTACTTGGTTCAAATCGAAACCAAACTTTTGTGGTTATTTATTAAATTCTGTTTTTTCAAAAAAACGCAAAGGTGAAGAATTCACACTTCTAGCTATGTATGTTGCTGCGAATATTAAGGATGATTGTTTTGATGAATATATTTTGGATAACAATGATAATACAAAGTGCAACACAGCATTTGGTAATATAGCGAAAATATTGGGTGCTGAATTCAAAGATGAAGAAAGCGATGAAGATTGTAAAGTTAGATTCCAACAATCTATAACTACTGTATATGGTGAAAAATGGAATACAAAATTTAAGGAAGTCATTGAAAATGTGGAGGACAACGAGAACATAAACAAAAAATTAGAAGAGTTGACCCTAGCAAAACTAAATTTAAAGTCAGTTCAAACCAAATTCGACGAAATTACATATAATTATAAGGAATTACACGATGATAAATATGGTAATATACCCGATGATAAATATGGTAATATTGAAACATTACAAAGATATATAGATGTTATCGAAATATTAAAAGCAAAAAATATTTACAAACCCAATAAGGTTGTAAGGTCAAATATAAATGATTATATTAAGAATGGGACAGATGATTTAGACAATATAGATAAGCCAAAATCTCATCGAAAAAAACTTTCAAGAGAGAACGCTACATGAATAAGCTGAAAATATTAATGTGTAATAACATGTTAATCATCATACTAAATAAAATACTTAGTATGATTCAAAATTAAACCACCGTTCATCTGTTTATTGCTCTAATTCAAATACATAGGACGGTTCTTATCGCTCACTTCGAGTGGTTTGGGTAGAATCAAAGGCGTCTTATCCATTATGGAAAGACTCTTCAATGTTTTCAATTGTGGTTCAGCGGGTTTCAATGGTGTAACCAAGTTATTCGCACCAATACCAAAGAGATTGGATTCAATATCACACGCATTATGCGCCAAGACATTACGACAGGTGGAAGCACCAAGAAGACCGTCACCTGGGTGGTAATTCTGTTTCGGTTGTCCAAAGGTATCATAGGATAAATAGGCACCGACCTTTTCATCGGCTCTCTTTACTAAATTATAATCTCCTTGTGTATTACGATTACGTGTGGAAGACATTACTTATATATTATACACGGATAATAAAACACCGAATTACCTTACAATCATTTTTTTTATTATATGGAATTCTGGTGTTGTTTCGGAGAACCTGGATGGATTTTCAAAGAAAACGCGTAAACAATTATGAAAGTCTACAAAATAATCATAAGCAAACAAAATAGATAGTCCAATATCGGGACTTTGGGACAACATCAATCCCGCAGCGTCCAAATATAGTTGGTGCAATGCTTTATTATCCTTGGTTGCATTATAAATATAATCCATCCCCAGTGAAATGGCATCACCTTCATAGATAAGTTCATCTTTCGTTTCTTCATCTAAATCGGTGTCCATCTGGTCCCATTTTGGTGGGTTTTTTGTAACATTCATATCAAATACATCCCGTAAACATTGACGATACTGAAAGTTGTTTTCATATTGTGGATTATAAGATAATTGATAAGTCATGGAGAACCTCACTATAAATGAACTAATATTATACGTTTTATATGATTAGTTGTATTCTTTATAAAAGGATTGAAAAACCGATTTGAGATTCATTTCTATAAAAACGAAAAACGGACAATTTTAAAATTGTCCAAAACTCCAAAATATTTTCCATCTATAAATCAACTTTTTTGAAAAACCGATTTACAGCATAATGCAGTAAATCCTCAAAAATAACGAAATAAATGACTGCGTAGTTTTTTTTATTGAAATTGTATTCGTTTGGTTTAGTCCTTTTTATTGTCACCATTATTTAGGGACAAATGGTGACACAAAACGACTTACGGAAACTACCGGAATTCGTTTGTAAATGTTGCGACTATACAAGCAGTGACCGTAGTAATTATAATAGACATTTTACTACTGCTAAACATAAAATGATGACGAATGGTGACGAAACGACTACGAAACGACCACATACGCATTTTACATGCGACTGTGGGAAAATATACAAATATCGTCAGGGGTTTCACCGTCATAGAAAAACGTGTGCTGAACGAACGAATAACGGTACAATCACCACTTGTGATAAAACAGACTATAAAACATTATTTTTACAATCAATTGCGCGAAACGACGATTTGATGAATATGCTTGTAACGCAAAACCAGGATAATAAAGAATTTATTAATTTACTACACGAACAGTCAAGGACTATACAAGAAATTATACCGAAGATAGGTAA